TGTATGCGTTAATTTCTGCAGTAGCATCACTCCAAAACCTAGTGGGTGCAATACCAAAACGTTTGATTCCTGCTGCTGCCGCAAGAATAGCTTTAGTTTCAACGCTTTTCATCTTCATGCCTCTTCGTTCCCTTCGTGTAACTCCAACTTTTACATTTCTTGCGCTTTGTCCTTCACGATTAACCCATTCTTTTAATGAGTTATACATGGCAGAACCTTCTTTAGTTCCCTTTGTCTTAAACTGAAATCTTGAGCCTCTGTTAACTTTCCATCCATTAACACCTTCGTCTTGATACGTTGCGTAGTCTGGTGCAGTAATTCCGATTGAATAACCCGTATCAGTTGTTGTAACATCAGTTGGTTTGATGTTCTCAATCATATCGCCTGATGAGTTTACATCCCTAATTGTCGCATTCTCATGTATCAAACCAACATAAGCCCCTGCAATGGCAACCAAAGTATTTTTAATATCTGATAAGTCAATAGCTTGATAATCACCTGCATCAAGTGTATTCAAGTCTATAAACCCCGAATCAACCGCTTCGTGTTGCGCCCTTGTCATTTGTTGATGTATTTTTGGTATGACTGCTCACTCTTCAAATAAGCCAATGCGTTAAACGCTTGCAAGATAGGTAAGTCAAAAGCTTTGTCTAAGGTTATGCCCTCATGTTGCGCCACTTCTTTAGCTGAGTAAATCCATCCATATTGTTCAATGAACGGATGTGGCTTCTCCATCTTGCCATCTTCTTCAACAACTTCATCAGATTCAAATAAACCTTTGTAACCTTGCAAGAGTTCTGCAAATGATTGTAGGAACGCAGTATAATCAGCAAGAATCAATCTTATATGTTTTTTGAGTAGTAAGTCTGCCTTAACTTGATGTTGCCTAGAATCGCCCCAAATTGACGCAGTAACCAAGTGCATAGCATCAATTTCACCTTGCTTTAAAAAGTGTTGAACCTCGATGAACTGCCCTAGGGTAATCTTCTTAGCATCTGTTTGTAACTTGAGTCTTCCGAAATAAGGCTTCTTGCCTAACTTCTTGAATTGCTTAGTAACCTTGTTTGAATATTTGATGAACTCCTTAGGCTGCATGTTGTCAACTTCATCATGTGATAGGTTGAACATATCGCAAACAATCAAAGCTACCTGAGTAATCTCATCATCACTTTGGTTATAGAATCCTGCTATTCGTTGGTATTGCTTAAGAGTCATCATAGTATTATAGCGTTAAATGAAGTTTTGTTTCTATTGAGTGCAAAAAAAATCCCCAATGTAGACACATCAGGGAAGTACCATAAACCTATAATCAAAAAAACAACAACTACCATTCATCAGAATCACCGAATGAATAATCCCCACTATTCTCAAACTGACTCAACTTATTCAATCCAACATACCTCAAGCAATCAATCGCATGGTTCATTACATCCTCAGGAGCATTCAAGGCTTTTCCTTCCCGATCCTTTGCCCACTTGTACTGCCTTAATTCCTTAATCAAATTTAGGGAATTTTTAGTTACCACTATCTCATATTGTTGCAATCTGTCAATACTTGCCTTGATACTATCTGGTCCTTTGCGTGCAGGCTCTACATAATAGCCTGCGTTTGTCAAGTCTTGAATGCTCTTAGGTTCTGCACTATCAGCCACAATACATTGCGAAGTGTTAACGTTGAAGGCTTTCAACTTAGCTACTATGTCTGAGTTAGTTAACTGCGTTTGATAAAGTAACTCATTAACATAAATCTTTGATTCGTACCGATAAACTTCAATTAACGATGTCGGATCATTCGTGAAACCCCAATCGAGTCCGTATGAAATAAACTCAGCATCCTTTGGAATCTTATCGCATTGAGTCCAATTATTAAATACTGTACCTTCTAAAGAACCTATCTCACCCAATCCATAAACACGATACCAGTTCGACCAGAATCCTGAGCCTGCATCCGCTTTCTGCTTTGCCTTGTTGATAAAGTTTAGTGCCGATTCAGGACAAGCCTCATTGTCTAGGTAGTTGATTATCAAGAAATCAACATCAGCATCATTAATGAGTTCATCATGAAACCAAAACGCATCCGTTGGATTCCAATCTAAGTAAACACCTTTCTTTGTCCTACTTGCTAACTCAGTGTAACTATGGAAGTTCATGTTATTGGCTTCGTTCATGTACAACCAATCCCTTCGCGCACCACGTAGCTTTGCATCATTATCAGCACTAAAGAACTCTATCTGAGAACCATTAGCAAAAGTATATTTAAAGTCCGTTGCGTTCCATCTATCATCAAAGAACCTTCCCGTTTCAACCATTATCTTCTTGAAGTCCTTCATTGCACCACGCTTAAGATGTGGGATTGACTCAGCTACAACACTAATCTCACTTAGTGGAGTCTTGGTAGCAATGTCGATAAGTATGGGAAGGATTGCGTATGTTTTGCCTGCTTATTGTGTTCCCTAAATATTGCTACTTAGGGAACAAATACGCAGAAGAGCCACCCTGGACTCCTCTGCAAAACTTGTTTAAATTGCGAATTTTTTTTATCGCAGTTGTATATTGAAACATCAAATTATTTTAGCATCATTAAAAAGTGGTTGCTCCACCTTCAAATCCGTTTGAGTCTTCTCTACTAACCCCAATTTCTTCGCAATTATATTAGGATTAAACAAACCAACCGATGCACCTTTGAAGTTATGAACAAAGCAGTTTTTAGTTATACGCGTAATGATAGTAGAATAATCATCGTAATTACCCCCTTTATTGCTTGCATAATCCCCTAAATCATTAATTACATTGTTATCTGCTAAGTAGCATTCAAATCCTTCAAAGGTTATTGGAGTTTCTAAAGGTGTGCGTTCTATTCTTCCATCCTTGCCAACATATTCAACCTTGTACATTGGATTGATAGCCTCAAATGATACGTAATTGAGAAATAGTTCCCAAAGTTTATCAGGTGATTCAATATACTTATTGCTTTTTGTTAACGGGTTTTTCTTCTTTTGTGGCATCTAATCTATTTTTATTCTCGTCTACAAATTTAACAATATAGTTCACACATGACTGGCATCCCTTATAGGTGAAATCTTGATTCGGTGAAATCTTTTTAGCTATTGAAACCAGTTCAAACATCTCATTATCAGATGGATGTACATCAATTCCGAGCCTAACTCTTTCAAATAGGTAGTCAAAATGTTTCATATCAGTTTTTTAATTTTAATCTTAGCTTCCTTCACAAGTCTAAACACAGTACTATAAGGTATGCCCGTTACTTCTCCAACTGCTCGATAACTCCCATGTTCAGCGTATAAGGTTAATACCTTTTCTGATACCCAATGTAACCGATGCAAAGGTATTATATTTTCTTCGTTTATACTTTCGCTTGGATGATCGAAATCATTTGTTAGTATCTCCCTTGACTTTTGCTTGTTAAATGTTGACCTATTCCATGTAGCAAGGTTGTAAATCATTTTAACCACGTAAGCCGTTAATTTAGACGTTCGATGCAATTCCAATATCAAAGTATCATCTTTCTCAAGAAGTGCTAAAAACACGTGTTGCAGTAAGTCCTCGCGTATCTCTGGCGGTTGAACCTTCGCAATACATTGGACTAAGTCCTCTGATGTGTAAAGTTGTTCGATAATGTCCCGAGATGTCATGATGTAAAGTTACATAATTCTAATATCTATTGCATCAATAACGTTTTGAGCATTAAAGCAAGTAACTAAATCAATTCCTTTAGCTTTCCATAAAGTATGCAATTCTTTTTGTTTAGGTGATAATATCCCTTTTTCCATCTTCAATTCCATAAACCATACATGAGGCAACAGTATGCAAAAGTCAGGAACCCCAGCAAGCACTCCCATTGATACTAATTTCATCCGCATTTTATCACTGGTAGCAGATTCATTTGCAATGTGAAAATACATTTTTCGCAATTCTTTGTAATTATTGTTAATGTACAAATTAACTGATGCTGAAAAATGGTCCTCATTCCTAAATTTAATGCTCAAAAAATCATTTTTATTCATAGTTAAAGATTGAATCCTTAACCTTAACCTTGTAACTTGTTGTAATTCAATTACTTATAGCGGTTAAGGATTTTTTAAAAAATCATTGAAAACTTTCCTTATACAAAT